GGTATGAAAATCAGCATGCTGAGATTTATACTACAGAATCATCTGACAGAGCTTTCGAAGAGGAAGTAATGTTAAGTGGTTTTGCAAACGCACAAGTGAAAGGTGAAGGTGCAGGCGTTTCTTTTGACGAAGCACAAGAAACTTTCACAGCTCGTTACACTCACGAGACCATCGCTTTAGCGTTCGCGATTACTGAAGAAGCAATCGAGGACAACTTGTATGACAGAATTTCTTCTCGTTATACAAAAGCTTTAGCAAGATCCATGAGCAATGCTAAACAAGTAAAAGCAGTACAACCTTTAATAAATGGTTTGCCTTCAACAGCAACATTTAAATCAGGTGATGCAAAAGCTTTGTTTACAACAAATCACCCTACAGTAGCAGGTACTTTTTCAAATACCTTAACTACTCAGGCGGATCTTAACGAAACTTCGTTAGAACAATCTCTTATCGACATCGGTAAGATGACTGACGAGAGAGGTCTTAAAGTTGCAGCAAGAGGAGTGAAGATGATTGTTCCTTCGGAAAACCAGTTTAACGCTGAAAGACTTATGAAGTCTGCAGGCAGAACTGGAACAGCTGATAACGATATAAACGCAATCGCGTCTATGGGTATGATTCCTCAAGGATATAGAGTGAATAACTACCTAACTGACACTGATTCGTTTTACATTGTTACAGATGTACCAAACGGAATGAAAATGTTCAGCAGAGCTCCATTGACAACTGCAATGGAAGGTGATTTCGACACTGGCAACGTAAGATACAAAGCTAGAGAAAGATACTCATTTGGAGTATCAGACCCTAGAGGTATCTATGGCGTTGAAGGTGCGTAATTAAACCTAATTTATGTGGCGGGACACAGTTCCGCCACATTTAAGAAATAAACGGTGAGATTCATGAAAGAATATAAAAATATTTTGTCAAAAAAAGAAAGATTAAAACTTTTAAAATTTGTTAAACCAACTTTAAAAGATTTAGGACCTAATCACCCTGGTTTACAATCTCTTCCTAATTTACATGAATATAAAGAATTAAAAATATTATTAGATAAAATAAAACCAATTATAAAAGAATATGTAATACATAAATGTTGGGTTAATCTTAGTTATGGAGATCATATTAGTTGGCATAGCCATCCCGAATGTGATAAAAATATAGTTTATTATTTAAAAAATAAATCTAATATAGGAACTATGTTTAAAAAAGAGGGGTACAAAGTAGAAGTTAAAAAGGGTTTAGAAAATTCTTTATTAATTTTTGATTCTAATCTTATTCACGCTGTTCCCCCTTATTTTCCAGAAGAAAGGTATTCAATAGCTCTTGAGATTATAAAAAAATGACAAAATTCCTAGTAAAAATATGGGCTTATGACTATCACGCTTCTTTTGAAGTAGAAGCGGAAGATAATCAGACGTCTATTGAAAACTCAATCCTTGACAAATTAGGAGAAAAGAGTATAAAATGGGAATCAACGGGAATGTATGGTCCCGTAAATAGAATAACCTATGAGGAGGTTGTCGATGTTACAAGACCTATACAAACAAAAACGGTCCTTGGAGTTGAGGTGGCAGTCTGAGTATGAGCAAAGTGGTAAATATACTCTGGACATGGTTGAAATTGATAATACAATTAAAAGTATTATTACTGAGATCAAACTCGAAGAATCTAAAATTGCTGATAGAGAAAATAAAATCAGTAGTTCAGCTGCCCAAGTTTCTGTGGCTACTTAGATAAACGCCACATCGCTGAAATCGTATATTTCTGTAAGGATCTCTTGCACTCTACTAAAAATTCATATATAATTTAATCACTATACAATTAATTAGAACATAGACCCGTATAGTGGACGGCCTAGAGACTATGTTCGGAAAAACTAGGAGGATACAATTATGGCTTCAACAACGTTTAACGGACCGGTACGTTCGGAAAAAGGTTTCCAGGTTGCAACTAAAAATGCAACTACGGGAGCAGTAACAACTAGAATGAGTTCAGGTATGCCTGACTTAACTGGTTTGTCTATCTCAGATGTAGCAACAGCATCTACGCTAACTTTAGCGGCTGACACTATATCAGTGGTAAATTATACAGGTGCAGCGGCATGCGCAGCAACTTTGCCTGCAGCAACACAAGGAACTGTTGTTATTTACTGTCAGTCTAAAGACACTACTGGCGGAACAGCAACTTTATCTTTTGATTGCGCTGGTTCAGATGCATATGCAACTGGTTCAGTAATTGAATCAAGAGGTTCATCTGAAGTAACTTTTGATACTTCAGCATCTGGTGAAACTTTATTAACTTTCACACCTGCTAACGCAGCGACAAACCTTTTAACAACAGCTGGACAAATAGCTTTCATTTGTTATGAAAAAGGTACATGGCACATTGCAACATCATTAGCTAGAGAAACTACTCAAACTACTGGTGCATTTGTATTTGCGTCGTAATTAATAATTAACTCGGGGCGCCTGGTAATGCAGGCGTCCTTTAAAAGGAGGACAAAAACATGGCAGACACAGTATTAAATTCAACTGTATTTGATGGAACTAAAAAACTTATCACTCACTACAATGTAGTTTCTGATTCAAGTGGAGGCACAACTAAAATAGTTGATGTTTCTACACTACAATATTCTCGTGGTGGAACAGTAGGCTCAGCTTGTACTAAAGTTAGATTAGTTAAAATTAATTTTAACGTTTCTATAACAGCACCAGTAGACGCTATTAGATTAGCATGGGATGCTACAACGGATGTAGTGTTTCAAACACTAGCGGGTGAAATGGCTTTTGATTATACAACTTTCGGTGGATTAAAAAACACTGAAGCAAGTGGATACACTGGAGATGTTAACTTAACATTACCAGCTTGTTCAAATGGAGACACCGGCACAGTAGTTTGTGAATGGATTAAAGTTTACGACTAGGAGGTTAGATGGCTAACACTACTTCTGGTACTGCTACATTCGGTAAAACTTTTTCTATCGATGAAATAATAGAAGAAGCTTACGAACGTATTGGTTTACAAAATGTAGCTGGGTATCAACTTAAAACAGCTAAAAGAACCCTAAATCTTTTATTTCAAGAATGGGGAAATAGAGGTATTCACTATTGGGAAATAGCGAGTACAAATATTGATCTTATTGAAGGGCAAGCTGAATATAAATTTTATAGATCCAGTGATGATGGCACGAGTGCCACTTCAACACCTTCTGGTATTTATGGAATGTCAGATGTTCTTGAAGGACAATTAAGGTCTAATAGAACCGCAACAACTCAATCAGATAGTCCAATGACAAAAGTAGATAGATCTACTTATGCAGGTTTTTCAAACAAGCTTTCTAAAGGAACACCAGCTCAATATTGGGTTCAAAGATTTATTGATTATGTAAGTGTCAGTGTTTATCCAACACCAGATTCTACAAATGCATCTAAAGATATGCATATCTATTATATAAAAAAAATTCAAGATGTTGGAGATTACACAAATGCGAGCGATGTTCCATTTAGATTTTTACCTTGTATGGTATCAGGATTAGCTTTTTATTTAGCACAAAAATATAAACCAGAATTAGTTCAAGCTATGAAATTATATTATGAAGATGAATTAGCAAGAGCACTAGCGGAGGATGGGTCAGCTTCAAGTACACATATTACACCTAAAGCTTATTACCCAGGAACTTAATGTCTAAAAAAAAACCTAGAAAATATAAACCAGGTAAAAGACAAATGCTTGTAACTCCAAAAGGAATTATTCCAATTGAAGAATATTCAAATCCTGGATATGGTGTAATTAAAAAACCAACTTTGCATGCAAAAGGTGGTTTAGCTGGCATGAGAAGATTTAATAGAGGTGGAAAAGTTAAATAATGGCAAAATATGCAACAGGTAAACACGCATTAGCAATTTCTGATAGATCGGGATTGCAATTTCCTTACAAAGAAATGGTGAGAGAATGGAATGGTGCGTTTGTTCACTACACAGAATACGAACCTAAACAACCACAGTTAGAACCAAAACCAATTTCTGGTGATGGCATTGCATTAAGACATGTGAGAACTGATCGAACAGAGCCAGAAGTAACTGTAAGAATAGTTGAGGATGGTTTTGAAACTTATGCATCAGGATCTAGAATTCTAAATGTTACTGCTCCTGGACACGGATTAACTAATGGGACTACTTATAGATTTAGAGGTGCCCCAACTACTTCACCAGGAACAGGAACTGCATATAATCCAGTAACAGGGGTTAATGGTACATCTGTTTTCGCATATTCTGATCCACAACCCTTTGATGGAATTACTGGATCAAAAATTGCAAAAGCTGCAGGCTATGCAATTACAACAGGATTATATGTATCAGGAGCAAGAGTAAGCTCAGATTACGCAGTTCAGAATTTTTTTTATTTTACAGTTGATACAGATACTGCTACAAATGGAGGAGTTAAAGGAGGCGGGTATGGTTGTTCAGTAGGACCCGTAACAATAGAAGCATGATTAATTTTATAAAAAATTTATTTAAAAAATGGATGGGAATAGAGAAAAAAGAAGACCCTATTGTTGTTCATGAAGTTAAACCAGAACACTGTGTTACTCACAGTAGATTTAGAAAAAGCTGTCCGCTTTGTCAGGAGATAGTTAAATAATGGCCGGATTAAGTTACAGTGATTTAGTTACAAATATCAGAAACTACACAGAAACAGATTCTAATGTTCTAACTACAGCTGTTTTAGAAAATATTATATTAAATGCTCAATACAGGATTTTTAGAGATATTCCAATTGACGCTGAAAGACAACAATCATTAGGAAATTTAGTAGCAGGACAGGAAACTATAAATACACCCGCAGGATGCTTATTTATTAGAGGTATACAAGTTTATAGCACCGCAGGATCTGAAACCACTGGAGCTAATAGATGGCTAGAGAAAAAAGATTATACATATTTACAAGAATACCAAGATGTAACTGGAACATCAGCTGCACAAGGACAACCAAAATATTATGCTATGTATGGAGGAGCTACAGGAAATGCTGCGACTACATCTGGTAGAATAGCTTTTGCTCCGGTTCCTAATACAACTTACAGATTTAGAGTTCATTATAATAAAATGCCAAGTACTTTAGCTTCAGATAATACGAGTAATTATATCAGTCTAAACTTCCCAAATGGCCTTTTATATGCTTGCTTGGTAGAGACATATGGATACTTAAAAGGTCCGATGGACATGTTGACACTATATGAAAATAAGTATAAAGAGGAAGTACAGAAGTTTGCTAACGAGCAAGTTGGTAGAAGACGAAGAGATGACTATACAGATGGTACTGTTCGTATTCCAATACACTCAGCAAACCCTTAATAGGAGATAAAATATGGCAATTACATCAGCAATTTGTTCAAGTTTCAAACAAGAACTCTTACAGGGAAAACACAATTTTAGTTCTTCTAGTGGGGATACATTTAAAATAGCTATGTTTACAAGCTCGGCGTCTCTAGGAGCTTCAACAACTGATTATTCAACTTCAAACGAAATTACAAACACTTCTGGAACAGCTTATACTGCTGGAGGTGCATCTTTAACTAATGCTGGAGTGACTTTATCTTCAACAACAGCTTACACAGATTTTTCTGATGTATCATGGACTTCTGCTACATTTACGGCAAATGGTGCAATGATATATAATACAACAACCGGGACAGATACATCGACAACTGATGCGGTTGCTATTATAGCATTTGGTGCAGATAAAACAGTTTCATCTGGAACTTTCACAATTCAATTCCCAACAGCGGGAGCTACAACAGCTATCATTAGATTAGCATAAGGAGGTAAATCCTTATGGCATCAATTTGGGGTGGAGACAATCCTTCAGTACCATGGGGTGTTAACACTTGGCAATCTAATACGGTTTCTGTTTCTTTAACAGGTCTTTCTATAACTTCTGAATTAGGAGATGAATCAGCTTTTAACGTTGAAGGTTGGGGAAGACAACAATGGAACAACTCCGGTTGGGGAGTTGAATATTCTGTTGAACCATCTGGTCAATCAATAACTTCTTCACAAGGAACTGCAGAAGGATCTGCTCAAACAATAGCCTCACCTGATGGTTTGTCAACTAACGTTGATGCAACTTATCCTACAGTTTCGAATACTACACCTGTTAGTGTAACAGGATACTCTATAACTTCTTCTTTAGGAACAGCTAATGCAGAAAACTTAGCAGGTTGGGGAAGACAAGCCTGGGGTAATTCAGGTTGGGGTGTTCACTATTCTGTAGAACTTTCCGGAGTATCAGCAACTTTTTCTTTAGGAACAGCTACTGGTACAGCTATTGAAACAGTAGAAGTATCAGGTCAGTCAATAACTTCATCAGTTGGAGATATATCTCCTGCAGATGTTGTAGGAATTTCAACCGCTGGTGTAATAACTTCTACACTAGGAGATTTAGCTAGTGTTGGAACATTAGTTGGTTGGGGAAGAAATGGCTGGGGCGAAGAATCATGGGGCGATTCTGTAAATAAAGTTATTCAACCCACAGGTCTTTCTGTAACTGCAAGTGTTGGATCTACAACTGTTGCAGATATGGCTATTGGATTAACTGGTCAATCATTCACTGCTTCTGTTGGAGCAATAAGTCCTGCAGATGTTATGGGATTAACTGGTCAAGAATTTGAAGCAAGCGTTGGATCATTAACTGCTGCGGATGTTATGGGATTAACTGGTCAATCATTTACTGCTTCTGTTGGAGCAATTACACCAACGGATATGGCAATTGGTGTATCAGGTCAGTCAATAACTTCATCACAAGGAACTGCTACAGTTACATCAAACCCTATAATATTACCTACTGGTCTTTCTACAACTGCTTCTGTTGGAGCAATAAGTCCTGCGGATGTTATGGGATTAACTGGAGTTTCTGCAAGCTTTTCTGTTGGAGCGATAGCACCAGCTGATCAAATAATGGGATTAACTGGAATAACAACAACTTCTTATTTAGGAAGTGTTACAACAATTCCAATTTACGGACCTGTTGACACGGGATCAAATACATCTTATAGTAATGTATCAACAGGATCGAATAATAGTTATTCTGATAAAGGAACCGGATCGAATACATCGTATAGCGATAAATCTACTGGTTCAAATAACTCTTATTCCGATGTTGCAACTGGATCAAATACAAGTTATAGTGACGTCGCATAGGAGATAAAATATGGCATCAACATACACACCTCTCGGTATAGAGAAACAAGCAACTGGTGAAAATGCTGGTACTTGGGGTACGAAGACAAATACAAATTTAGAAATTATTGAACAATTAGCTGGTGGATATACTACTCAAGCAGTCTCTGATTCTGGAGACACGACTCTTTCAGTTTCTGATGGATCAACTGGTGCAACTCTTGCACACAGAGTTATAGAATTTACAGGAACACTTACAGCATCTAGAAACGTTACAATTCCTTTAGATGTTCAACAACTTTATTTAGTTAAGAATGGAACTTCTGGATCTCAGAACGTAGTTTTAAAATACGTAACTGGAACAGGTACAAGTTCTACGATTGCAAGTGGTAAAACTCAATTAGCTTATGCAAAAGCAGATGATGGAACTAATCCAAATATTACTACAGTTGAGTTTGGGGGAGACGTTGTTGATGATACTTCACCTCAATTAGGCGGTGATTTAGATGTAAATGGAAATGATATTGTTTCAACTTCAAATGCAGATATTGATATCATACCAAATGGTACAGGGGATGTAAATCTTGGAGCAGATACAGTTCAAGTTGGTGATAATAATGCCAATGCTACAATTACTACACAAGGAACGGGAGATTTAACTTTAAATACAAATAATGGTACAAATTCTGGTTCTTTTGTAATAGCTGATGGAGCAAATGGAGATATAACAACAGCTCCAAATGGTACTGGTACTGTTAAATTAACAAACAATGCTGGTACAAACCAAAGTACGCAGCTTGTAACAACTGATGGAAAAGGTATTGTACTTTCCATGATTTTCGGATAAAAAAGGATAGGAGTATAAAAAATGGCAACACCAAATCTTGTAAACGTCGCAACAATATCACCTAAAAATGCAATGGGATCTTTAGGGGATACTAACAGAACAACTATGATAGACGTTGCTGCAGAATCTGCAGTAAGAATAGACACAATTTTAATTTCAAATGATGATGGAACTAATGCATGTGATGCAACAGTAGAAGTCAGTAATGATAACGGTTCAACATATTATAAAATCGCAAGTACAATTTCTGTACCTGCGGATTCAACATTAAGTTTAATTGATACACCAATTTATTTAGATGAAACAGATTTAATCGCGATTACAGCTGGTACTGCCAGTGACTTAGATTGGCATGTTTCATATGTTGAATTGATAGATTAATTTTAATAAGGAGGAAAGATAATTTATGCCTAAAATAATTAAACCCGCAAAAGGAAGTTTTACATTAACTGATTTATCTGTTGATTCAGATGGAAGAGTTTATGATGCTTCTTCAGGATCTGCTGGAGGAAATTTTATTTCTGCTACTGGTGGAGATCACACTATAACGGAAGGTGATTATAAAATACACGTTTTCAAATCTGACGCAAATCTTACAGTAAACGCAGTAGGATCAGGAAATCCTTTTAGTGCTGTTGTTGACTACATGGTAGTTGGCGGCGGAGGCGGCGCAGGATACGCAGGTAACTTGGCATCTGGCGGTGGAGGAGGTGCAGGAGGCTATAGAGCTTCCGGCGGAACTCACCCTGATATATTAGGTTCAGGAACAATGCTTCCTGTTTCTGCAAGTCCAGGAACATATCCAATAGTAGTAGGAGCTGGTGGAGGCAGTGGTTCTAACGGTGGAGCTTCATCTTTTTCTACGATTACATCTGCAGGCGGAGGTGGCGGTAGTAACAGTCACCAAGGTTCAAATGGAGGCTCTGGAGGAGCTCCGGGAAGAATACCTCCTTATGATGTTTCAACTGGAAATACTCCCCCTGTAACTCCCCCTCAAGGGAATCCAGGACACCAAGGCGGAGGTGGTGGCGCATTAGGTCCAGCAGGTTTCATGAGCATATGGACCCCAACTGCCACTGGTTATACCAAATCAGGAGGATTAGGAATTTATTCAAATATAGTAGCTGGCGGTCCACAATTATCAGGAGTAGGAGGAAACGCTCCAACGGGTACTCCCGCAAACTCTATGGGCTTAGCAATGTGTGCAGGCGGAGGCGGAGGCGGTACTTCTTTCGGACGTGGCGGAGGTGTTATCGGCGGAGGAACTGAAAGATCTGCTGGAGATTCTGGAGATACAAATCCAGGAAAAGCACACACGGGATCTGGCGGAGGAGCAGGAGCAAGTCCCACAACTCCAGGCGGTTCGGGAGGAGCAGGCTTGGTTTGTATAAGATACAAATATCAATAGGAAATTAATATGGCGACTTTTGCAAAATTAGACGAAAACAATATTGTTATAAACATATCTAAAGTAGATGATAAAAATTGTTTAGACGAAAACGGAGATGAATCAGAAGCTGTTGGAATTGCATATTTACAAAGCATTCATGGCGGTGGAAATTATAAACAAACTTCTTTTAATACATACCAAGGTTCACACAGAACCGGAAAAACAGTTAGTAGAGGCCATTATGCTGCGATCGGAGGAAGATATGACGAAGCATTAGATCAATTTATTCCACCTTTAGAACCAGAAAAAGCAAGCTGGACATGGGATTCTGCTGCTGCAAAGTATGTACCACCTGTTCCAAATCCTGACCCTACTGGATTATATCAGTGGAAAGAAGATGAAGGCAAATGGAAACTTACGGACGCTGAAACAGGCGCTTGGATCGACGATTAATTTGATTTTTTTTATAAGTATGTTATAAACATACTTAAGACAGCATGAAAAAAGAAAGGCATGATGAAAGTAGTAGATAATTTTTTACCAGAGGAATATTTTAATGGTCTTAAAAATTTAATTTTAGGCAATTCTTTTCCATGGTTTTTAAATAAATTTCCTTCAGAAAAGGGGAATAGTAAGGACAGTTATATGACACATGCTTTCTATTTAGAACATAAAGTTAATAGTGATCTTTATGAACATATTCCTTTTTTATTAGAAAAAATCAATGCTAACGCTATTATTAGAGTGATAGCTAATTATTATTATAAAACAAAAAAAATAGAAGTACATCCTGAACATACCGATTTCCCTTATAAACATAAAGGAGCTATCTTATCTTTAAATACATGTAATGGAGAGACTAGGTTTCCAAATAACAAAAAGGTGAAGTCAAAAGAAAATAGAATTTTATTTTTTGATCCTTCTGAACCACATTTCAGCACCTCTACTACAAATGATAAAGGGAGATTTAATATTATTATTAATTATTTTTAAAATGGATAAAATAGTACTTACAGAAAGCATATTATATACAGGGGAGATACCACTTGCTGTAGGCATTAAAAGAGAGCCAATTCATAAACTTATACGGGAGTCTCATGAAAAAGAACTTAAAAACGATCCATATGTCGAAGAGGTTTTACTTCCTTATGAACAAGAAGTTGATAAGGTTTTTAGATACGTTATAGAAAAGTTAGCTGTTGGTCCAACGGCTAATCGTGATGGTATATGCATTTCCGCTATGGAAAGTGCAAGAGGTATCCTTCATGGAGCAGGCATGAATTCATACAAAACAAGAGATATGAATTTATATAATATTCAAAATGGTCCTGAATTTACTTTCTTATACATTGTTTTTTTGGACTCAGCTCTTCCTGATAAATTAATTATAGAATGTCCTGAGAATAAAAATTTAAATAAGAAATGGGAACATGTAATAAAAGAAAATGAATGGTTTTTATTTCCTAGTAGTTTGGAATATTATTTTACTAGAGGTACGGGTGTTAGGTCAATTATAAAATACAAAGTAGGAAGATATTAATGATTACTCAAAATAAAGCATATTATTTAACGAATTGTTTTTCGAGAAGCTTTTGTGATGAGATTATAGACTTTGCTAAACCTCAGGATAAGCTAACAGCTTTAACTGGGGAGATTGGAGAGGAGCAAAAAAAAGTTAGAAATTCAAAAGTAACTTGGCTAGAAGAGCCTTGGATAGCTAGAGAAATAATGGATGCTTGCAGGATGGCCAATGAAAGAGCAGAATGGAATTTTGTTCTAAATACTTTAGAAAAAATGCAGTTTACTATATATGATAGTTCTGGGCAACACTACGAATGGCATACCGATTCTAATTTTAAGGGTAGATTTTCTTTTAGAAAATTATCCTTTTCATTACAACTGTCCGAACCTTGGGATTATGGCGGGGGTCAATTATTAATAGATAATGATTTCAATAAAAACTTTAAAAATAAATCACTTAAACATACTGAGTTTTCATTTGAAACCACTTGGCTTCCAAAAGGAACTATTGTTTTTTTCCCTTCCTATCAATGGCATAAAGTAACTCCTGTTTTTAGAGGAACGCGATATTCTCTTGTCGGATGGTTTAATGGGCCGAGGTTTGTATAATGTCAGGCTCTTTTAAAAAAAATAAATACTGTATTTTAAGAAAAGCAATTAGTAGAGACTTAGCTATTTTTTTGTATAATTATCTTATTACTAAAAGGCAACTTTTAAAAGTTGCAAAAGAAGAGAGATGGATTTCTCTTTTTGATGAACATTTAGGTACATTTGGAGACAAACAAGTTAATAATCCAAATACTTATGTAGTTTATGGGGACCCTGCTTTTGATACATTATTATTATCGGTTCAGTCTCTACTTGAAAAAACAACCAATTTAAAATTACTTCCAACTTATTCTTATTGTAGATTTTATACAAAAGGAGATATTTTACATAGACATAAGGACAGAGCGGAATGTGCCTTTTCTACTACTTTAAATTTAGGAGGAGATGAGTGGCCAATATTTTTAGAGCCTCGTAAAAATATAGGAATTCCAGGCCAAGGTGGTGCTACTATGCAAAGCACTAACAAAGGAATTAAAGTAACCCTATCTCCTGGCGATATGTTAGTTTACTCAGGGGAGATTTTAGAACACTGGAGAGAACCTTTAGAGGGAGACCAATGTGGTCAGGTTTTTTTACATTTTACTGAAGCAAGTAATACAAATCTTTTATACGATGGACGTAAGATTTTAGGAGCTTGGGAAAAAGCGGAGTTAAAATTTTAAATATGTTAGAAATAATAGAAAATTTTTTGCCTATTCCTGAAGTAAATAAACTGGAAAAAGAATTACATAGCTCTGAATTCCCTTATTACTATCAAGATACTTTGACTTCATTAATTGACGATGAAAGAGGCGACGATGAAAAAACTCAGTTCTTCTTTTGTCACACTCTTTATCGAGATGGAAAAATAACTAGCGAATGGGCTAAGATAGCAGACATCCTTCTTTTAAAAATAAACTCTACGGCTCGAAGGATCTCCTTTAAAAGAACTCCTTTTAATATAGAGAGAGCTAAAATTAACTGCTATCCTAGAATGCAAAAAAATTTAAAAAGTGATCGACATATCGATCAATCGTATAAACATATAGTTGCTTTATATTCTGTAAATACATGTAACGGGGGAACTATTTTTCACGAAGAAGAAGCAAAAAATATCCATACTAAGCCGAAGCCTCTTTTTATTCCATCTGTTAAAAACACTTTGATTTTATGTGATGGTAATATTCCACATCAATCGGTTGGTCAAACTGATACTAAGTTAAGATTAAATATAAATTTAAATCTCACATAAAAATGATTGAATATAAAATAGAAAGAGGCTCTTTCATAGGGGGATGGTTTATTGATAAGAAAATATGTGACAATATTATTAGTCACTTTAAAAACACTCCATCTTTTTATAAAGTTTCGGGGAAAACTTATGGGGGTAAGAAATTTTTTGAAACTATACCAAAAAAATCTACAGAATTAGTTATAGAACCAAACCTAAGAAAACCACCCTTTGATCTTTACGAAGAAAGCCTACAGAAGTGTTTAGGATTATATCAAAAAAAATACGAAGGGGCTAGGCGTTTATCGAGATATGGGTTAATGGGAAAATATAATATTCAACATTATAAACCAGGAGAAGGTTTTTATGAATTTCATTGTGAAAGAGCTGGCTGGGAATACTCTGATAGACAGTTTGTTTTTATGACTTTTTTAAATGATGTTAAAGACGGTGGGACAATTTTTAAATATCAGAATTTAACTGTTCCTGCGAAAAAAGGTCTAACATTAATTTGGCCTACAGATTGGACACATCTCCATAAAGGGCAGATTTCAAAAAAACATGAAAAATATATTGTAACAGGTTGGTTACATTTTGTTAAGGGAGAGCCTTCTTCTGTAAGATGAAAAAAATAATAGGTGTAAATACTTCTCATAATGCTTCGGCCTGCCTTTTAGAAAATGGGATTGTAAAAGAATATTGGGATGAGGATAGGCTTCTTAATAAGAAAGACTGGATTCCAGAGATTTCTCCACCGACAAAAGAATTATTTTGTTTAAATAAAATATTTGATGATGAAGTAGAAATGATCGCTTATGCTTGTCCTGAATACACAGGCTCATATAAGGTACCAGAAAATGTTCATAAAAAATATGAATTTAAACCTTACTTTTTTGATTCAAAAAAACACCATTTATATCATGCAATTTGTGGATTTTATTTTTCCCCTTTTAAAGAAGCTACTTGTATTGTAATTGACGGAGGAGGTTCTGAACCTTATGAGCCCGGATATAGAGAAATAGAAAGTATAATTAGTATTAATAAAAATTATTATACTGAGCTTTATAAAAAACTATCCATTAGAAATAATCTATCAGTGCCTTATGGAGCTGGACAAATTTCAGATTTCTTTCTCAGAAAAAAACGAGATGGGTGTATATTAGATTTTACTTTAGAAGCTTGCGGAGGTCTTTTGTATGATATGTATTCTTATAGACTAGGCTTTTTTGCAAAGGAAGGAACTGCAGAAGTTGGAAAATTAATGGGTCTTTCTTCTTATTTAAATAAAGAAAAGGAACATAATTTAGATAAAGAAAGAGTTCAACTAGCAGCAGAAGTACAAGAAGAAAGTTTAAAAAGATTATGTTATTTAATTAAGAGTGCAAGAGAAGTTAATAAAAGTAAGAATATTATTCTAAGTGGGGGATGTGCCTTGAATTGTGTAAATAACTTTAAAGTCGTTAAAGAATTCCCAGAATTAAATTTTTTTGTAGATCCAATACCACATGACGGAGGAACAGCCATTGGAGTGGCTAAATATATTTATGATTATTCACAACGTTAAAGAAGCTGTAAAGGTTCTTTTAAAAAATAAACCTTTAGTAATTTTCCAAAAGGGAGCAAGTGAATGGGGCCCTAGAGCTTTAGGTAGAAGATCTATTTTATTTGATCCTAGAAAAGAAGATGCAAAATATATTGTTAATAAATTTAAAGGAAGGGAATATTGGAGACCTACAGCAGGAACTGTTTTATTAGAACATGCTTCAAAATATTTTGAAATGGGCTCATTAAAAGAAAGTCCTTATATGTCTTTTGCTATAGATGCAAAAGAGAGAGTAAAAGAAGAAGCGCCGGCTATTGTCCATGCAGATGGAACATGTAGAGTTCAAACTCTTAAAAAAGAAGATGACCCTTCTTATTATAATTTGATAAATGAGTTTTATCTAAAAACTAAAGTCCCCATAATATTAAATACTTCTTTTAATCTAGCTGGTTTTCCAATAGTAGAAAGTGAAAACGAACTACAAAATATAATGAAAGACACTAATTTTAAAGATATATACATACCTTAATATGCTTTTCCCAACTACATGTACCGATAATTTTTTCTCAGACCCTGACAGGGTTGTGGAAAAAATAAAACAATTCGAACTAATTGATTTTCCAAAAAAAACTTACCCTGGATTTAAGACCAATAACTTGCTTCAGTTGGATAAAGATTTTGGAGAATGGATTTTAAAGAAAATAATAGCTGTTTCATTTCCAAGCTTGACTAACTCTATAGGTTATAAGGCTAATTTAGCTCTTCATGTGCTTCCAAAAAATTGGAAACATGATGGATGGGTCCATAATGATACATCTAAAATGACCGCTATTATATATTTAAGTAAAGATAACCCAGCGGGGACCTCTATATATGAAAGAAAGGATTTAGTTCCATCGACTAAAGACGATATTAATAAGTATGATTATTTTAGAAATCCAAGACTTTTCACAGGAGAGAAAGAGAAAAAATTAATATCTGGAAGAGATGAATGGAATAGTAATTATAACGAAACAATTAAAATAAAGGGGGCTTATAATCGACTAGTAACCTTTAATGGCACCACTTTTCATGCTGCACATTCTAGTTTTGGAAAAGACAGAATAACTCTATTGGCTTTCTTTGAGCAGTTTGAATTTAACGAAGTGGGCCTCGGCTTTCCTCTAGAAATGTCCAATAATATATAACGAGAAAAACTCTTTTAAAACCTTAAATTATTGCTATACTAAGGATTGCTAAATTAAAGGGTTATATGCTACAAAAAATAGGATTTCAGCCAGGTATAAATAAACAGATAACACCAACAACCGCCGAAGGTCAATGGGTTAACTGCGATAATGTTAGGTTTAGATATAATTCTCCTGAGAAAATAGGAGGGTGGAATCAGCTAGGCGGATCGGGATCAAACGAATTAACAGGTGCAGGAAGAGGACTTCACCATTTTATAAATAGTGGAGCTAGAAAATACTCTATTATTGGTACAAACAGAATTTTATACTCATATTCAGGGGGAGTCTTTTATGACATTCACCCTATTAAAAGCACTACAACTTTAACGAGTGCTTTTAGTACAACCAATGGATCACCAACTGTTACAATAACTTTCAGCACTTCTCACGGTATAAACCCTCAAGACATAATTTATTTAGATAACTTTACTGCAATTACTAATTCTGATTACGATTCTGATGATTTTGATGATATAAAATTTATGGTAACCACTGTCCCTACAGCTACTACTTTAACAATTACAATGCCAAGTAATGAAGCAGGATCTGGTGCAACAACATCAGGAGGAATTAGAGTTCAACATTATTATCCAGTAGGACCAGCTGTGCAAGCAAAAGGTTTTGGTTGGGGTCTTGGATCATGGGGCGGAGAAGATACCTCAGCATTAACAACTACTTTAAATGGTGCATTATTAAATGATACTGCAGGAACAGGTGGATCAGGGACTTCTATAACTTTAACAGACGCTTCACAGTTTCCAAGTTCAGGGACTAATTATATTCAAGTAGGAACAGAAGAAATATCTTACACAGGTGTTTCTGGAAATGATTTAACAGGTATTACTAGAGCAGTAAGAAATTCTACAAGAGCTGCTCATAGTGATGGTGCAACCGTTACAAACTCTTCAGACTATGTTGCGTGGGGAGAAGCAGCATCAGGAGACTTAGTATTAGAACCAGGCATGTGGTCATTAGATAATTTTGGTGATAAAGCTATTTGTTTAATTCATGACAGTGCATGTTTTGAATGGGATTCAAGTTTATCAAATGCAAACGAAACAAGAGCTACAATTATATCTGGTGCGCCAACTGCATCAAGACATATGGTTGTATCGACACCGGATCGTCACTTAGTTTTTTATGGAACAGAAACTACAATAGGGGATACGAGTACTCAGGATGATATGTTTGTAAGATTCTCTGATCAAGAAGATATTAATACTTACACACCTACAGCAACTAATACCGCTGGTACACAAAGACTGGCCGATGGATCACAGATCAGAGGAGCAATCAGAGGTCGTGATGCAATTTATGTTTGGACTGATACAGCTTTATTTACACAACGTTTTGTTGGTCAACCCTTTACTTTCGCATTCGCACAAGTTGGAACCAACTGTGGATTAACAGGTCAAAATGCATGTATTGAAGTTGATGGTGCTGCATACTGGATGTCAGAGAATGGTTTCTTTAGATATGCTGGTAAGCTAGAATCACTACACTGTTTAGTAGAGGATTATGTTTATGACGATATAAATTTAGACTCTGGTAACCAGATGATATCTGCAGGTTTAAATAATTTATTTGGAGAAATAATTTGGTTTTATCCAACCTCTACATCTTCTGTTGTAAACAGAATGGTTGCATATAATTATTTTGACTCTTCTCCTCAAAGACCTGTTTGGACTATTGGATCTTTAGCTAGAACAATGTGGAGAGATTCTGCTGTATTTAATTTACCCCATGCATTATCTTATGATGCAGACACCGATACATCTTTTGATGTAAAAGGAAACACGGAAGGTAGAACTTCATACTATGAACATGAAACAGGAACTGATCAAAATAAAAATGGAACGATTACAGCTATAACAGCTAGTATTGAATCAGGAGATTTTGATATTACACAGAGACTAGCTCAAGGACAAACATCAGGTACTCCAGACTTTAGAGGAGACGGTGAATACTTAATGAAGATAAGAAGGTTTGTTCCAGATTTTATATCTCAAACAGGGAACACACAGATTACTTTACAATTAAGAGATTATCCAAATGATTCTCAAACTAGCTCATCATTAGGGCCTTTCACAATTACTTCATCTACAAAAAAGGTTGATACAAGAGCCAGGGCTAGAGCAATTGCATTAAAAGTAGCAAATACTTCGACTTCTCAAAATTGGAAGTTAGGAACATTTAGATTAGACACACAACCGGACGGAAGAAGATAATGGCAAAGATAGTACAAGTATTAACAAGACCCTCACCTGAATATGATCTGCCAACAGCAGAATCACAGGTTAGAGATTTAGATGCAATCGTAGAGAAATTGAATTCTACATATCAACAAGATTTAAAAGAGGAGGTGGAAGCATTTAACTTCTTCATTAATTAATGGCTAATAATTTCGTAAATAAAAAAGTAGATTTAACTACTACTGATTTAACTATATTATATACAGTACCTGCATATAAAACATCTGTAGTAAAATCAATATTAGTATCCGAGGATGCTGGATCAGGGACTACAATTACTGTAACATTGGTTAATTCTAGTGGAACTATATTTAGTCTATTTAAAACTAAATCTATTGCATCAAATGCTACAACAGAACTTTTAACTCAGCCTCTAGTAATGGAGGAAAGTGAAGTACTAAAAGTACAAGCCGCTGACGCGAATGAGCTGCACGTCATAGCTTCAATATTAGAAATACAGCCAAGAGAGGTAGTAACATAATGAAAGATTTACCGGTTTTTAAACCAGATAAGATAATAACAACAATATCAAACCTAAACACAGGTGAAATATATAAGGACGAGGACGAATGGAAGGCTAAGGGGATACCTGAGTCAGACATCAAAAGAGATATAAAAGTTATCATGCCAAGCCTTGATATTTTGGGAAAAACAAAATAATATAGATAGATGGCCATTACAAATTCACAACAGTTTAAACAACTACTAGCTCAA